CTGTCTCAGTAAAAGAATAAATGTTTATATTATTATTTTGTTGTAACAACAAAGTGTTATTTAAATAAGTTTTTAACGAATCACCTGATGGAAGTCTGTCAGATTTCATAACTATTCTGTCAGAATCTGTCATACTAATTATTGAACTTGTTGGATATATTTTTGTAAAATAATATCCTGAAGTTGGTGTCCCATACATAAACGAACCCCCCTCAATTGATTCAGTTGAGCCATATGTACCACTACTAATAATTCCACTATAAAATCTATTAGACGTGTTTGTAAACACGTCGTTTCCTCCAAAATATACTGCACTATTTGCACACGCATTAAACGCACTTCCTGCCACTGCATTATCAACATAATATTGTGGATTTGTATTTAACAGTTTTTTTCCTATTTGAGAATAATAATTCTGTAATTTTGAAGCGTATCCCGCATATTGAGTTGGGCTTGGTTTAAAAATATAAGACGGAAAATATAAATGGAATCCGTTATCAGGAAGTGCATTAGTAGAATTTGCATCGTGATTATACATCATATCACTTATACCACTATTAGTAGTATTTCTGACAGGTATGTTTAATCGATAATCACCCGTAACATCATAAGCACTAAAATTATTGTTTCCAAAAATTTTACCAAGTTCTACTTTCATATTATATACAGGTGAATATGGGTCAACACCTCTTTGTATTATTAATATTTGCTCCTCTTTATTATCTAAATCAATAGGTTTTATTGTTTTTGTAATGGTTGTATTTCCAATTGTTCTTGTGATGGTTGTAGTACTTTCAATTAATTCCGCAAACGAACCCGGTATTGGTGTTGGTGTTGCTGCCGCAGCCGCAGCTCTAAATTGACTCACAGTCATATTCGCTAATACTTGGAAATATTCAATATCTGAAGGGTATTGATAAACTTTATCAGCACCAGTTGTAGTTGTTGTTGCAAAACTTACAGTTATATTCGGACTATTTTTTGAATTTGGGTTTGCATAAGTAATACTAATAGGATTAGGATATGTCGTTGTTCCTGTAACATTATTAGTACCATAAACATTTGTTGTTCCTCCTGTTAGATTAATATCTTGAGAGTTACTTGGGTTAACAAATGAAAACATAGTACCTGCACTTAGTGATGCCATTACGGGTGTACCAATAACAACAATAACATTATCTAAATAATAATTTGTATTAGACGCAGGTTCAATAGTTATTTTGACTTGGTTAACACCTTCATAGTATTTTCCTTTGGTATTAAATAAATTTATTCTTTCTCCAAAAGGAATTTGAGATGTATTATATACAACACCAGGTACCGGAGTCTCAGTTATCGGAACTCCATTAGTTGATGTCGTACTCGGATTTCCTGTCAATAAACGAAGAATTGATGCTTTATCCGTAGATGAAGACCAAGGCGATGGGAAATATGACGAAAAATTTATATCTAAATTAACATACGGAGAATTTGTATTATACGGAACTAAAATACTGTTTACCGCTTGTGTACTTACAGATGTACTACCCGAAGCCGGTTCAATAGGGGGTGCATCATCAGTATTACCTTCACAATCACAAGTATCACAATCAGGATATGTAATCATTGGCAATTTAATTGGTGGAAATTCATACCGTTCAAACCAGAAAAACAAAGCCCATAACAATGTTAATACAACACCCCATAAGACAGCTATAAAACCAATCCCAATACCGGCTCCAATATCTCCAGTACCAAAAGCAACACCTGATGCGGTTCCCGTTGTAATAATTTGATTAACAATAAGAAATGTTAAAAACCCAAGTAAAAGATATTTAAGCCAACTATTCCATATAAATGCTATTATATGGTATACAGGTAATACAATGTATTTCAATAATAAACCAATTATGATAATAAGAATGTTAAATATTCTCCAAATTAGAGTAGTATGAAAAACACCATCATTGACAGGATATCTATTAACCGAATCCTCACAGGTGTCATCATCAATTCTTTTAATACCTAAGAATTTTTCTTTATTCCTTGAGGACTTATGGTTGTCAACCAAACTCGCAGTTGTATACACTTTATTATAGTCAAACTGATAAAAAGTATCTTCACAATTAATCGCATCCGCAATATCAGGATTTGTTAGATTATACGTCGTACTTGTAGTATATGCGGACCAATCTAAACTAAACGTATATGATTTTTGAGCCTTTTGCCAGTCAATACTACTTGGATTGGTTGTTGCTAACGGGTCACTATTTGGACTCGTCCATCCTTTTTCCCTAATATTCGGAACTATATAATAACCCCTTTTATAATCTTCAGAGATACTTGTACTTTGTTGCCATTTAATTTTGAATCGATACTTACCTGTTGTAGGAATTCCTTTACTTGGGTCTTCTGACAATACTTTCTCACCAAATTCATTGGTAAAAACGTAATCGTTATTCATTGGAACATCGAACATCCAAACACCGTCCCCATCAATTAATTTACCACCATTTGGTAAGTCCGCTCTCTTTAATACAGGAAGTCCATAATTATCTTGGAAAATTGTTTGAGTTATCCCAATAATTTCACCGGGTCCTGTTATCATCTTACATAACTCACCAGTTTGTTTTTGCGAAACATTAGAAGTCTTTACCGCACTTTTTTCAGTTGAACTCATTAATGAACCCATAAAAATTGCGGTAGGTTTAATATCAATATTAGCACTTGATGTCACATCAAAGTCACTTCTAGTTATACCAATTTGACAAATTTCTTCTTGTCCCCAAAATGGAGAAACTTCAATAGTCTTATTTATAACAACAATTTGAGGTAGTTCACTGAATGTTGCAGAAGACTTAAACTGAACTCCATTAAATTGTTCTTCAGTCGCAACCCCCATTCTAATCAAATCCGCAGGAGCTAATGAAAACTCACCCATATCAGATAAGTCAAGATTCATAACTAATGTTTGGGTTCCAACAGGAACACCGAATATCATATAATCCCCACTATCATTTGTGGTTACAGTATATTTGTAGTATTTGTCGTATAACTCAACAGCCGTTTGATTAACTAAAACATCTTTTCTACTTGGAAAAGTTCCAGTTGGAACGTGTTGAGAATAAGAAGGTAAATAAGGTAATAAATTAAACTTATAACCATCATCGTTTGTATCTTCTAAAGTTTTGAAAGGATAAATTGTGGAGATAATAGGATTATTCTCATCTTCAGGTAATATCGGTACGAATACCGAAACTTTAGCATTTGGTAATCCATACCCATTATTTGCAAATACCCTACCTGCAATAACACCGTAATCGGAGCACATTCTTAAATAGACATCATCTTGCCTAATCTTAAGTGATAGTATCTCAAGTTGTTCAAAGTCTTGGTCGACTTGAATAACTAAGTTCTTATCCTGTCCAGGTGTTGTTTTAATTCTATACGAATTTCCCATTAATATATTCCCTTTATTTCATAAATAGTTAATTGACAGTTTTTGAAAACTATCCCATCAAGTATTTCATATTAAAATACAAGTTAATTTAAAGATAGGTGGAAACTGTAATAAATAAATTATTAACTAATCGATACTGTTTGGAAATTCTTTACTTTGACTGTAATGTCTTTGTTTGGATATCTAATTTGGTATATCTGTGTAGGTAATGCAAAGATAGTATTATCAATAAGTCCGATTTGTTTTGTTGCAGAATCAGAATACGATTGAGAAGTCTCTGAAGAAGAATATTGTCCTCCGACTTGATTAAACACTTTTAAATCAGTTAAAGATAAAACACCGTTTTCAGATTGTATAATCTTATTGATTTCAGAAACATTAACATTTTGACCCAATTGTCTAACTGAAGGATTAAAATAATCAGTTATTTTATTAATAACCGAACCAATTACCGCTCCTTGATTTTGACTCGCATCTAAAACAATAGAAACTTCAACTGCCAAATCAATAACTTGAGCAGTCTCAACTGAGATATAATCATTTAACATTCTGTAGTTGGATAGGTATTCCGCTAAGTTAGTTAATAAGGTATTTGACACAATAGAAGTTAACGCACCCGATGTATCATATGATAACGTCTTAATTTTGATTTTATTATCTTCTTCAACAATCGCAACTTTGGCAGGTGCTCCGAATTGTCCTGGCATTTTTCTAATCAACGCCTCATAGTCACTAATTGTAACCGCTCTGTTTTGAGCTGCAAAGTTAAATGAAACAAAGTTTCTAATTTCTTCCAAAGTAGGTAATCCCGCCCCACCAATCGCGGCAGTTACGTTATTACAACTTAATGAATTAACTACCGAAGTATTAGTCGACTCTGAAGGTCCATTAACAAAGAATGAAACATTACCAACTTGATTAATTACATTAACCCCTAAGTTAGTCGCTAGTCCACCACCAACTCTATACTGAATAAATAATGTTGTATTTGGTTTCAATGTAGAACCTAATGAAAAGTTGTTTAAGTATGTTTGCATACTTTGAACATTAATCCCATTTCTTGCAAAATCTCTAAGTTGGTCATCTGCTGAAGTATTTCCACCACCAAAAGTCATTTTAAAGAAACCTTCAGGTGTAAACTCTGTAATAAATCTATCGTTAGTTGTTACATATTTACCAACTTTAATACCTGGCATATCAGATGGTTTTGTTGGGTCTTCAATAAAAACTCTATCTTGAGCTAAAGCATCAACCTCATACCATCTACCAACTTCACTTATAAATTCTTGAGCTGTTGGTACATTAGCGTAGTTTGTACCGTCTCTTTGAATAACGGAAGTAACTCCTAAAACATTTTTTTCAGGTAAAAATATCTCATAAAAGGGTCTAACATTGTTCGCACTGATTACTTGTTTAAAAACTTTAGTAATCCCATTAACCACCAATTCTCTTTTAGTTATAGTATAATTAATTAATATATTATTACCGTCAAAATTAGGTATTTTTAATCTGTTAGGAAATCCTTGAGAATTATACGGTGAAGAAAAATCAATATCATATATGTTCTCAAAAACTTGTCCCGCACCAATAAACTGACTACCTCTTCTCAATAACCCTTCATATCTTTCATCATCTTTATCCCCATTAGCAGGAACCGTAATAGATAAATCAACTAAAGATACTGATGGACGTTGTCCCGGTAATTTTAAACCGTAAGTTCTGGCAATATTAAAGATAGATGATTTTTGTTGTGCGTATTGCAAAACAGTTTCTTGGATACTTCTATCAATATGGAAATGTAAATTATCCGATATTGCGGCATTTAAATCTAAGAACGCTGAGAAAACTGACGCATCGTTAAAATTATCAATTAACTCAGGATAATAAGTTTTTGTAAAATTTATTAACTCAGTTCTAATTGATTGGAAATCCCTTACCGTGTATGATATTCTTTTTTCTGACATATTCTTTAAATATTTAAAATTACAAAATCTTTAGAACTAAATACATCATCTGTAATTGTATAATCAATTCTAACTTTTGCAGTATACTCTGCACTATTCAATCCTGGCATAGTATAACTTCTATTAATAGCGTCCCCATTTGTGGTTACAATGATATCAGCTTCCTCACTCTCCGCAGCTTTAATTGAAATATTCGTTATTAATAATTGTGGTAAGTATTTTTCACAAGATTCTTTTATTTCTGACTCAATGTTATTAAATGTTGGACTATCTAATGGTTCAAAAATATATTCATATAACCTTGTACCAAAATCAGGTAAAAAGTATCTTGAACCTTTTCTAGTTAATAAAAGGTGTATTAAGTCCGTTCTAATCTCATCATTGGCGGTTTGCGTTAATTTCAAATACTTTCCATCTGGGGAATCGTTGAAAGGGAATGCAATACCATATGTTATACCATTTGCCATATATTATAAATATAGTCTTGTAATTATTTCTTATAAATAGCTTAAAAAACAAAATCACGACGTGGTGTCGTGATTATTGTCGTTATATTTTTAATTAAGATGAACATCCAAAACAATCAATTTCAATTCCTTCAGGTTTTGGTGGTAAATTCATATTACTATAATCTACCTTTGGAACCTCTATTTTAGGTTGTTTGTTTTTTGAGATATCAACTGCCAAGTGTTTAGCTCCTGTCGAAATCGCTTTAGTCCTAACATAATAACATAATGTTTTTAAACCTTTTCCCCAAGAATGGAAGTGAGATGACGATATTTTTGATAAAGTCGGATTAGACATATAGATATTCATTGATTGTGATTGGTCAATGAACGGTGCTCTGTCAGCCGCCATATCAATTAATTCTCTTTGAGAAATCTCCCAAATAGTTTTGTACTTACTAATTAAATGTTCAATCTTCTCAACTTTTTTAAGATAATTTTTATCTTCAGGGTCAAGGTAGTTGTTAAAGTTAATGTTCTGAATTGAACCTTCATTTATTATAATTTCATTTTTTAAATCTTCACACCAAACTCCTAATTTTTCAAAATCGCTAATTAAGTATTTGTTCACTATCATAATTTCACCTCCAACAACTCGTCTGTTAAATAATGCTGAGTGAGCTGGTTCTGTCATTTCAAATGAACCTGTAATCTTCGCTGAAGATGCCACAGGCATTTGTGCCGTGAACAATGAATTACAAACACCATATTTTTCAACACTGTCTTTAAGTTCAACCCATTTTGACTCGGGCCAAAACAATTCAGTATCTTTTAATCCCCACATATCAAATTGGAATATTCCTTTAGACATTGGAGAACCTTCAAAGAATTTATATGGTTTATATTTCCCATCTTTACATAACTGATTACTTTCTGTAATCGCCGCTAAGTAGATAGTTTCAAAAATATTTTTATTTAATTGTTTTGCCTCTTCAGATGTGAAAATGTAATCCATCAAATAGAATACATCTGCAAGTCCTTGGGTTCCAATAGCAATTGCTCGTTGTTCTAAACCACCCTTAAGTCCTTTTTCAGTTGAATAGTTATTTTTATCGATTACGTTGTTCAACGCTCTAACAACTTTTCTAACTTCATCAAACAATAATTGGTAATCAAACTTACCATTAACAATAAAGTTCTTTAAAACCATAGAAGATAAAGTACAGATTGCTGTAGTTTCTTCATCAGTATATTGGTATATCTCATTACATAAGTTGGATTGTTTAATCACTCCAATGTTTTGATGATTTGTTTTTCTGTTAGCACTATCTTTAGAACATAAATAAGGAACACCAGTTTCAACTTGTGATTCTATAATCTTATTCCAAATATTCTGAGCACTTACTTTTTTACCTAAACCCATTTGAACCGCTTTGTTGTAGTTTTCTTCGTACTCATCACCAAAACATTCTTGTAAAGGTTTAATACCTGACTTAACAATATCGTTAGGACAGAACAAATACCAATCAGAATTATTTCTAACAGCGTTCATAAAGTTATCAGGAATCCATAATGCAGTGAATAAATCTCTTGCTCTTAATTCCTCAGCTCCTGTATTCTTTTTAATTTCAAGTAAGTCCATAATGTCCTTATGCCAAGGCTCTAAATAAATCGCAGCACTACCAGGTCTTCTACCTTGTTGATTAAAAAATCTTAAACCTTCATTTACAATTTTTAAGTATTTTAATAACCCTCCAGCAAATCCTCCTGATGAGTTAATACGACTTTCTTTACTACGGATATTAGACATACATAACCCAATACCTGCCGCGTCAGACGAATAGGTTGAGATATCGTTAAACGATTGTAATAATCCCTCACGAGAATCTGAATTATTGTAATGTAACACACAAGACGCTAATTGAGGTACTTTCGTTCCCGCATTAATCATAATTGGTGTTGCTTTAGATACCAACTGATTTGACAATGATTGATAATAATCAACCGCTTCCTCAAACGTATTAGTTACCCATAGAGCAACTCTCATATACATATGTTGTGGACGTTCGATTACCTTACCTTGTGGGGTTTTTAACAAATACATTTCTTGTAATGAACGCCAAGCGAAGTAATCAAAATTATAATCGTTATCGTGATTAATTATTGAATCTACATTATCTGAACCATAATCATTTATAATATCAATTAACTTATCGTTCACAATACCTTCACCACATAATAATTTCATAGTATCAGAAAAACTATCCAAAGTTTCTTTATGGTATGAAGAGATTGCTACTGATGACGCCAATCTAGAATAATCGTGGTGACTTCCTGTATACGCTGCAGCAATCTCATATATTAATTTATCTAATTCTTTTGTTGTGACTAATCCTTCAGTTGGTACTGAAGTAATCACTTTAATGAATATCTCATCAGAATTAACGTTCAACCCTTTGGCAGCTCGTTTTATTCTTTGATATATTTTTTGGGGGTTAAACGATACATCGTCTCCCTCTCTTTTAGTTATTTTTAATGACATATTTTTTATTTTTTTTTATTAAAAATCATCCGTAAATGATAGTGATTCTCCTAATTTAGCCTTTTGGTATTCCATTGTTCTTGATTCAAAAAAGTTACCTTTTGTTTCAACAGCAATTTGTTCCATAAATTTAAACGGTTGTTCTACATTAAATTCTTTTTTACATTCAAGTTTAACCAATAAACCATCAGTAACAAATTCAAGGTATTGTTTCATTAAATTAGAATTCATTCCAATAAGTGAAACTGGTAAAGATTCGGTGATAAATTCTTTTTCAATCTCCAATGCCGATAATAAGATTTCTCTAATTCTTTTTTCACTTGGTTTGTTTTCAATGTGATTATTCAATAAATGAATAGCAAAATCACAATGTAAGTTTTCATCTTTGAATATTAGACTATTTGCGTTACATAATCCTTGTAAGATTCCTCTTGATTTTAACCAAAAAATTGAACAGAATGAACCTGAAAAGAAGATTCCTTCAACCGCTGCAAAAGCTATTAATCGTTCTTCAAATGTAGAATTTTTAATCCAATCTAACGCCCAAGTAGCTTTTTTCTGAACTGCCGGTAATTTATCAATTGCGTGGAAACATTCGTCCTTTTCGTTAGCGTCTGAAATGTAAGTATCAATCAATAATGAATACATTAAAGAGTGGATATTCTCCATCATAATTTGAAACCCGTAAAAGAATTTTGCTTCAGGGTATTGAACTTCTTTTATGAAGTTTTCTGCCAAGTTTTCATTAACGATTCCGTCCGACGCCGCGAAAAACGATAATACATTTTTAACGAAATATTTTTCGTTATCGGATAAGTTTTCCCAATCTCGAATATCATTTGACAAGTCTACTTCTTCTGCTGTCCAAAACGCGGCTTGATGTTGTTTATAATACTCCCATATATCATTGTGTTCAATGGGGAAGATGACGAACCTGTTGGGATTTTCTACCAATATTTTTTCCATAATAATAATTTTTTTTAAGCTTGTTGTTGTTGTTCTCTTTGTTTTCTTTTTTCCAAGAGTTCTTTTACTCTATCTCTTTTTTGTTCCTCTTTTTGCTCTCCAAATCCTAAAAATGTAACAGAACTTTCAGTATCAATTTCGATAAGTTCATTGTCAAATTTACAGTTTTCAAATACAACACCATCAGTACCAATACGAGATTTTGTAATTGCGATAGTCGCCAGTTTCATTTCTTTTTGTTGTAGTGATTTAGCCACGGAAATGATAACGTGTCCAACTTGAGCCTTTTTAATAGACCCACCCATTTGGTCTGTAGTAACTACTTCTGAAGATATTGAAGAACGGTTTCCTTGTGTTGCAGTCCATCCAACAATGTTCAACTCGTGACACATTGATTCAAAACCTCTCATCACAGAACCTTCACTTTTCCACTCGTCACCAAGATTTTTGTCAGGAACAACACAATCAATATAATCTAAAAGAATCATATCAATTTTATTCCCTTCGGCAATCATTTTTCTAACTTGATTTTTGATTTGAGTAATAGTTAAAGTATCAGAAGGTAACTTCTTAAGGGTTAACTTGTTAACCATAGTTTCCTTAATTTCAGTGATTTTTGCCATCACCTCTTCTTTTTGTGTTTGTAAATTGTCAGGAGCAATTCCTGTCCAAAGTGTAAAATGTTTTCTCTGAATAATCTTAGGATTATCTTCAAAGAATATTTGTAATATATTATAACCTAAGTTAAATCCGTGATTCGCAATCTTGGTAAGTAATGTTGATTTACCCACACCTGTTGGAGCTAAGATAACACCAATCTCCCCTTTAGCCAAACCACCTTTAAGTAGTTTGTCAATACCCGCTATTCCCATAGGAACCGGATGTCTATAGTCATCATTTAGAACCTCATCTAAATTATGAAATACGTCTTCCGTACCTTTATCAATCTCTCCAACCTGTAAAGCCTTACTAACCATCTCTTCAAGAGTATCGTAGTTTTCAAACTCCCCACTATCAATTATTTTTTGAGCTTTAGTCATAACTTTCTGTAACTCTTGTTGTTTACAGAATTTTAAAGCCTTTTCCTGAACATAAGTACTTCCTTCAAGAGGTGATTCCATAACCTTAGTAACCGTATCTAAAACCATTTTAGCCGCCAATTCCTGTTGAATTTCGGATTTAGCAATTTGGTTTAAAGTTTCAAAAGAAGGACTTGATTCGTACTTTTTGTAGTATTCCTTAACCATCTGAATGATTAATTTAAAATACTTGTTTTCAAAATAATTTAGTTCAATAACATCAATAATTGAGCGAGCGAATTCTTTGTCAATGATTACTTGATTAAGAAGTTGTAGTTGGAAAGTTTCCCCTAAATAATTAAAATTTTTGCCTGAATTCATACTCTATTTTGTTTGTGTAATTGATAAATACTATACTGAAAGTGGAAGTCCAAGATATTCGTAAGTTAATTCCTCATCTGAAAAAATGTCAGTCAAACCCTTTAGTATGTTTTTTAGGAATGGACGTACGTCAACAGTATATCTTACCTTTGGTGGGTACATTTTCGCATTAAATTGTCTATGACAAATTGTCTCATCCCCAACCTTAATAAACAGATTGAAATTCTCATCGTCTTCAGTCATCGATGTTTTTAAGACATTAGCATTATCAATAATTTGATTCATATTGTCCACCATATACGTTACGGTTTTCATTTTCAAATCATAATGTAAGTCATTTTTAATTTCTCTGATGAACTCATAGAATTCAATTGAGTTTTTTGCTTCGGAATTATAACCTCTTACATTGTAAAAACGTTGTACAATGATTCTATCATTCAACGTTAAAAGGAACTCCATTTTTGTCATTTCTTGCTCTCTCATTTTTATATTTTGTTTGTATTAAAATTTCTTTTTTCTTTTCTTGTTAATTTCATAAACGGTTTGAGGAAGTTAATCCACGCATCATCCGTGTTTGGTAGGTACCTGAAGAGTCCGTCTTCCATCATCATCTTCATTAGGTTTTTATATCCCCTACCATCAGGGTCCAAACTCTCACGGTAATATAACTCAACCAACTCTTTTGCCTCATCAGTTATCATAGGTTCAGACAAATCTACAATTTTTTCATTGATTTCAAAGAATTCATTTCCGTAAATCCCTGTTTTTGTTTTTCCCGTTAACAAGTTATTTAACGCAGTATTGTTTTTATCTGTTTCAAATAACTCTTGAGCCCTTGTTAAAATATCAGAAACATTTACCGTACTTTCAAGTAGCTCAGGAAATAATTTAACCAAAGTTTTTTCTCCTAAGTAATAGATACCATCTATGTTATCAGATTTATCTCCCGATAATATTTTATAAGTCTTAATATTTTGATGTGGGAATTCATAATGATAAATTTTAATCTTATCACCATTTTTATACATCGTCTTAGTGTTTGGGGAGTAGATAGAGACACGTTCTGATATTAATTGTGTTAAGTCTCTATCACCTGAAAATATAGTCTTATTTTCGTCAGGAGACACTTGACAGTAATACGCTATTAAATCATCAGCTTCATTATTGTCAATGTCTATCTGTCTTACAAACATTTCTTCCAAATATTGTTTAACCCTTTCTTTCTGTTGTGTGAAAGAATCTTCTTTATAAACATTAGGATGAGAATGTCTGTTTTCTTTATATTGGGGGTATAATAATTTTCTCGCTGAAGAACTTCCTTCTCCGTCCCAAAACACAACTACCTTATCGTAGTTATATTCTTCAATGAATTTACGGAGGGTATTGATGAAGTGCCAAATAGCCCCAACGTGTTCCCCTTTATGGTAAAAATCTTTTACCCCGTGAAATCCTATTTTTAGTAAATTATTACCATCAACCAATAATGTTTTAGTCACTTATTTTTATTTATTCGTTATAAAATATTGTTACTCTTATTCAACTCCTATGGGTTTGTGTAATAACACAACTTATTTACCCAAAGTCTTCTTTTTCTTCTTTTAAATCAAAATCACCGTCAGTCCCAATAATATCTTTCCAATAGTCAGCATATTCTTTTTTATACTTTTCTATATTGGTTTTTTCCTCAGTAGTGTCTTTACCCGCAATAAAACCGTGTGGGGTTACAATTATCTTACCGTCATCATACCCAAGTCCATTAATATGATTTTTCATAACAGAAACTTTTGTTCTTGACGCAAATTTGATAGTTCTTTTATCTTTAGTTGCGGTGATTTTAGTCGTACCAGCACCTTTTTGATTACCAAATAAAAATACTAATGATGAATTTAACCAAATCGCCTCACCACCCTTCGCTTTAATCTTAGGTTGTCCAAATGGATTATCGGGTAATTCCACCCAAGGTTGGTTCACAATAATTAGTGTATTTTCGTATTTAGAATCCGCTTTACGTGAACCTGATATCCGTTGATTAATACCCATACCTATTTTATCCGCCAATGTAGAGGCATTATGTTGCTTGCCGCCCTTGCCTTCGTATGTCATTTTACAAGGTACGCTGCCCACGCTATCCCACATAAAACATAAACTATAATCTAACTCACCTTTTTCTTGTGCGTCTAACAATGAATTAATATAATCCGTAATTTGTTCAATATAGTCAAAGTTATTATTGAAGATGTAGAAACCATCCCAATCTAATTCACCGGTTGTCTCATCAACCACTTCCTCACATTCAAACCCCATAAGTTTTGCGTGTTCAAAACTCCATTTTTGTTCGGTAATGATAAACACAGGAAGTATCCCTTTCTTCTGAGCGTCAACCGCAGTTTTTACCAACGCAGTTGTTTTACCTGTATCGGAGTGTCCTAAGAACATATTCAAATGTCCAACAGCAGGACCTGGTAACCCTACCGCATCTAAAAAGTCAGGACCCAAATCAAAAAATCTTTGTGGTTTATACTTTGCGGATGTTGAAAATTTATCTTTAATCGATTTAAAATCGTTTTTTTTAATCGCCATAATGTCTAAGTTATTGTTTTTATTAGTTAAAAAATATGAGTTTAGACATTATTTTAGACATTGTGTGTCCAAATAAGTGTCTAAACTCATTAGTAATATTAGAATGGCATATCTTGGTCAGGTTCTGCATTCGCTTGTGGGTCTTTGTATGATGAAGCACTTGAACCCCCACCCATACTGAATTCTTCTGATGAACTATCACCATAAACATATCCACCTTTTTCAGAATCCCAACGTGGAGTTTCTCCTCGTGCAATTGCCTCCAAATAATCGGTCGGTTTTTTAGAGTAAACATCTCTCCAAGTTAATTCATCATTAACCCAAGCTTCAGATTGTGATTTATCTTCGTCTAATGGTTGGATGTCATCGTACATAATAGTTTGGATGATAGTATAATCTTTACCTTTAGGAGTTTTCGCTTTAGCCAACTCAATAATTAAATCACGTCCTTTTTCAGGGTCAGTGATATCACCTTTGTTTCTCCAAATAGGAATGATTTTGTCCAACACACCTTCATTTTTGTAGTTGTGTTTGAAACGCCAGAATTTAACACCATCCTCAGGTTTATCTCTGTCGATTACTTTAACAATGTAAAATTTACGGGCCTTGTATTGTTTAGCAAGTTCTTTATCCGATTCCTTACCTGTTGAGGTAAGTTCTTCGTGAACTTCATTTAACGGTGAACGCTCGTTGTCGTTCTTTGCCGGGTCATAAAGTTTATTCCATTGACCACCAACTTGCATTTCGTGAAACCAAGCCTCAACAAATGGTGAACTACCATCTTTTGTAGGAAGAATACGAATTCTTTTTTGTGCGGAATTTTGTCCTTGTGGGAGAATCGCTGCGAAGTACTTCTTCATGCGTTCATCCATAGACATTTTGTTGGAGCTACCTCCTGACTGTTGTGACTTCTCGTACTGAGCTAAGACAGAATCTAATGTTGACATCATAATAATTGTTTTTAAAATTTAAGTTTTTGTATACTCAAATATATAACCAATTATCCGTTTTGTCAAACTTAAATCCCGAAATTCTTTTTAGGTTCAGAACCAAAAGATGTTCTAATTTCTGATGGTGTAAAGTTTTGAACATCATCAGTAGTTAAAACATATTCATTTTTACCTGATTTTTCCATATCATTTTCTTTATCGATAAAGAAATCAGTTAATTTTTGATTATAAGGACCTGAGTCTAAACTTCTCAGTTCTAATTTTTCTTGTGGAGTTTTTGGACGATATTTTTCTAATTTCTCTTCTAATGAATTAACTTTATTCATAAGTTGGTCCATCTCACCTAATTTAGATTCTAAATTTTCAAGGTGTCCAAATAATTGTTCAAAATATTGGTCTTGTTTTTGACCCATATCTTTTTGAGACGTAACTAATTCTGTAATATCCAATTCTTCCGAATCTTCGTCACTTTCAGATTCTTCACCTTTACCTTCTGAATCAATTTTTTCAACGTCAGGGTCACTTTCAACATTTACCGGTGCCGTTGGTTCTGGTGCAGGTGGTGCCGGAGGTGCCCCCGCGGCAGCATCTTCAGGTGCTGGTGGAACATCTCCTTCAGGTGCCGGTGGTAAACCACCCGCTAATTCGTCTTGCTCAACAATATATTTGTTAATACTATTGTATCTATTTAATTCTTCTAAAATTTTTTTATCTATCGACATAATCTTATCCGTTTAATAATTGTTTAACACCTGTAAGTGTTTCAACTTGAACTTTTTTATTTTTTGACATTACGTGGTCAACTCTTTCGATTAAACCGTCTTTCATTCTAACAGTATAGCAATCCCCACTATCCAAATCGCAAACTTGTTTAGTTCCATCCCCCATATCTTTCTCGGTAGTTCTTACTTGCTTACCTAAATAATTGTTTAACAAAGTTTTTGTGTCCATAATATTTTTTATTATAAATATCTCGGTTTAATTAAAATTACCAAATTTTACAGTTTTAATGTAAATGCTAAATCAATACCATCGTTTATCGTATTAACTATGTCTTTATAAATATCGTTATTATTTTTCTTAAAACTTTCAAAATCAGAATTACTCATTTTCTTTTTATTCCACTTAGTTATCCACAATTTAGCCAAATTTTCAGCTGAAACTGAAACCCCTGAGTATTTCGACCAATAGTCATTCAATAATTTACTAACATTATCAATATTATCAAATGTTGCATAAGGAGCGTAAGTACCATCTGTTTGTTTTGAACATAAATAATTTTGATTGAAGTACTTTCTTAAGTCTCCAGGCCAAACATAATTTAATTTAGCCCCCGCATAATTATTATTCCAAGCGACAAATTGATTATTTTTGAAAGATTCAATGTACATTGTAATAAATGCTAAATATTTGTTAGTGATATTATTACCCGAGACTACATTCGTCTTAATTGAATTGACCACTGCTTGAGGTGTTAAGCTTGTTTGAGATTGAGTCGCCTCGATAAAGTCAACTTTAGCCTTATTATTACCACTTAAATATCCATTGTCTTTTAAATCACCTTCACAGTTTTGTGGATTACCAAGTTCATTCGTATTAGTAGAAACTTTATTAACAATAGTCGTAACATTATTACTTGTTGTTGCAGCATTTGATTCAGAACCAGTTTTTTTATTTTGTTTAATTTCTTCAATAAGTTCACTAACTAATTTTTGAGTTAATGTTTGAATATAACTATCAAGTTTTGGTAACGCAAATATTTGTTGTCTAATACCTGTGAATGTTGTGTCAAACTTACCCGGAGTTATCTTATGTTTAACATCCATAATATAATAAGGCCCGGTAAACATTGGGACGTGTCTTAAATTAAAATACATTGTAGGTTGAATCATTGCATTACCAAGTGTTGTCACACTACACTGATAAGACCTGTTTTTATAAAAATTCCAAAGAGAAACATTTTGAGTCGCAACTGTTTTTCCATTAGCCATATTAATCTGTCCATCTAAATTTAAAATCGATTCTGCGGTTTGTTTACCTAAATCTTGGGAAACATTAAATTCACTAAACACGTTTTGGTTTTGTATACCAATATCAACATTAAACCCAACAACTCTATTTGATAGTCCCCAATCTTTTTTATCATCCAATTTATCCAGTAACGGGTTATCACTACTTCTTCTTAAATCAAACGCATCATTTTTAAAACGGTAATTTGTGTTATTACCCATTTCAGGGTGTTTACTAGGTTCCGCGGCATACATACAAACCAATTTTGGTGATGAATTTCTTGTATCGACATTTAGATAAGTCCCAAACAATGTATTACCAAACTCTAAAGTACCATCAATTTTAGGTATGTTATTTTGTTGAACTTCTTGAACGTTATAAAAATTAATATACCCTGGGTGCATCATACATATAAAATGGTGCATACTTAAAATAGAATCCAAATAATGATAAACGGATGCCATAGGGTTAATAGTATTAATGTCTTTTAATAATTTTCTAACTTTGAAGGGGTCTATTAATATATCATCACCAATATTTCGATTGGCTCTATCCAAAAACATAATGTCTTTTAAGAAAGTAGTTTCTTTATAATCATAACCAGAAATCCAAGTATCGTTCAACGCTTTAAACGTTTCGTAAGTTTCTATTTTAATTTGTTCACCATCAACTGCGGTATCTGTAGTTTTTTCAGATACCTCAACAATATCAGGTAACCCTGTTTGTATTTTTGTAAATAAAGAATTTAATACTAAATCCGTAAATGATTTATTATTTAAAATGTATTGGTTAATTAATTTAACAAATTTAGTTCTGTTCATTGTTGGGTCAAGATATTTTTGAGTCCCGTAAATTTTAACTAAAGTCGCCAACTGTTTAACCGAATCAGATGTAAACACAATATTCATATCGACAAAGAAGTCAGTTAAAGTCGAACCATTATCGGAATACTGAATACCCGGTATTGTTGAAAATCCTACGTAATTGTACATATCTTTCCAAGCTTGTGGGTTAGAGGCTATTGACATTCCCATCGTTGTTGTTCCATTTAATGTTGGTAGGACATTCGCAGTATAAGTATTGTAAATTATTTTATTCTC